GCTACGTAAGCCAATTGATGATTGGCGCCTGATGCAATAGTCATAGTTATGTCCTCGCGAGATAAGCAATAAATTCAACGTTGATGACGGATTGATACCAACTCGTATCCTCTTGCGTGGCAATTAAGCCAGCAGAGCGAATTTTTACCTCGCCGCCTGTAATAGTATAGCGCAAGCCGCTTTTGAATGCGCCTCCGCATAAACTGTCAATAATTCCGAGCGATACATTGCGCCCGCTGCCTTTTGGCGCTAACACGTCAATCTGAAATATGCCGGTGATCGTGTCCCTGCCGTTGGCGCCGAGCGCGACCTGCAAAGGTTGGTTCGGTAGCACGGTTAATCGCAGCCAAGGGGTTGACGGCGTCACGAATGGTAGGTTCGGGTATTTAACCGGGTATGTGGTGCCGATAGCTGTTTTGAGCGTCGCGACCGCTAGGTTTTGAATGTCTGTTTGTCTGGTCACCGCTCAAACCTCGCTACTATCGTGGGCCAGTCTGCCACGGTGATGCGCACCATTCCTTGTGGCGCCTGGGCTGAGTATCCATCAACTGTTTTTTCTGTGCCTGGTTGAGGATATAAACCAAACTCAAGCACCGATGTGTACGGCAGATTTGAATACAGCAAAAAGTTCTGGCCAACGTCTGGGATATCGTTTGGCGTAATATTGATTGGTCGTGTACCCACCGATCCGTCGTTTTGAAACCCAATAAGCCATGATGCGCGGGCCGTGCCTTGATCAACCGGGGTTTTTAATACCACCTGGGTAAAAGCCTGCGCCACCGCGCCTTTCCATGCGCTGTTTAGCGCCTCTGATTGAACCGCAACGGCTTGTTTTAATTCAACGGTGAACCTGCTCATGGCAGTTCCTCGTTAACGGCTTCATCAATAACTTCAGCGCCGGTATTCGGGTTGCCGTTGTAGGTCGCTAGATAGGTTAAAGAGCTTGCCTCGCCATTGAATGGCTGGGCGATAGTGCCTCTGACCTGTATGGTCCAGACAGCATTAGCTGGGTCAATGTCCGCGCTTACGATCACAAGTGACGCGCTGTTAATAGTCAGCGTCATGCCGTCGGTTCGCGGGCTAATCGCCATGAACTGGTTATTGCGCACCAGTAGCTTGGCGTCGTTGGCTTGAATTAGCTGTCCGTCTACCTCGTTGGCTTTGTAAGACTCTATGATCACGTCGACCACTTCGCTGTACGACGGTTGCTGTACCTCGGTTAATGGGTCGAATGTGCCGGGCAGCGTAAACACCGCCACCTTGGTAATGTCGCCGGCTTTAGCTTTCGCGAATAAACGATCCGCTACGGCTTGAAACTTGGCTTTGCTAAGCGCCACGAGTCATTACCCAAACAATAACCGCACCGATTGCGGTTGCTGCGCTAATACTAACGGGTATCGACCACTTTAAGAAATCGATGCCGCCCTCGATGCGACTTACCTTGCGGTCAACGGCAGACAGCTCGCCTTTGAGCTGCGAGTATTCTTTGACGTGGGCGCGGTGATCTTCGTCGTGTGAAGATAGCCTAAAATCAGCAATAATGCGCCATTTGTCTAGATCGTCTATTTTTGCGCTCATAAGCTCCATATCCGACATGCCCCATCCTTACTTACGTTTTATTTTTTGTTTAGTAAGTTTAGCCGGTTCGGCAAGTTCTGTCACGCTTGGCGCGTTATAGCCTGCCGGCGCAAATCGGGAGTCAACGACGGTATACCCGTCTTTCTCTAACGCGGCCCGCTGTGCTTTGGTGATATCTGCTGGTTGATAGATGATTTTTTTCATGGTCTGCGCTCCTGTTACCAGCGAATTGACGTGCCTAATCCGCCGCTGATCGTAAACTGACGTAATAGGTCGTCTATTCGTGTTGCTGATGAATAGTATAACGTACTGCCGCCTCGATAGGTAATTGATTCGCGCAGCGACCCAACGCCGCTTGACTCTGCGGCTATAGCGCCGTTGGCTGATACCTCTGCAGGATCAACGAATAAACGGCCTTGTAGAGTGAGCCACGCCGCAAGTGCCGCAGCGGCTTTGATGTCCCCGATCACTACTTCGTCGGTTGGCAGGGCAAGCGCCTGGGCTTCGTCTATTTTGTCGCCTTTGAATCTGTACTGGACGTTGATGTAGTCCACGCTCGACTCAACGATAGCGCCATCAATCTGCGCGTCGGTGTAAGCCGATATGTCGCGATTGCGCTCTAATGCCCACGCCTTGAAATCTGCCAAGCTGATATAAGCGTTTGTGCCGACTGTTACCGCCATTGTTTAACCCTCTATGTATTTGGTCTTTCTTCCCACCAAGCAGAGAATATACATTTCGCGCTTTGGTTTGATGTGTTGGTTAAAACGTAGTAATACGTTCCCGGTGAAAAGCCGCGCTCAGTTGAAATGCCGCCGCCGGCTGTGATTTGCTTGTTTAGTGTGCCTGATGAAGCCACCACGACCAAATCTACTAATTGCCCACCGGTATGTGCTCCATTGTAAGCCATCGCCACCTGCGGCGTATAAGCGGGTGTTGCTAACATACCATTCTTTGGTAGTATCGGCATCGGGATCCACACCTCGCCAGAGGTTCCGCCGTTGTATAGTTCTACCCGCACCGTTCCAGCCTCAACCGATAATGCTGACTCATACAAAATAACGTCAACCGGGGTAATGGCACGAATAGCAATTTCATTTGCGCCGCCCGCTGCTGGGATAGTAAATTCCTGAAAGGTATAAAACTCACGCCCCTCAAAAAACCCTGTCTGTCCAACGTCAACCCGCAAGCGCCGCGTTCCCACATTGTTTGTGGTAAGCAAATCTGACGGTAACCCCGGTAAAGTGTAAAAATCTGTACTCATGATAACCTCGCAAGCGTCGCGGCAAGACCCTCAACCGCTTCACTGGCTCGCCATTGTCCGTAGGCTGCTCGGCTAAAATACGCCAGCCGTTTAGCCCGGCTTGGAAGTGTGAATCCTGAAAGTTCATGATATGGTGCTGTCTGGTCACAGATAACCGGCACCCCAGCAAGCAGCGCATCATGGCCCACGTTGCTATTGTAACACACTAAAAAAGCAGCGCCCGCCAAGTCCTCGGCGAGCGATGCTGTGCTGCTTTCTACGCCATCAAGATCGACCCCACCTCGCGGGTGCTTGCGGTACCGCACCTCGTAGCCGTTGACGCTAATATCGTTATATTGGTGCTGCAGCCACGCTTTGTGATCTATGCCTTGAACGGCGGCGTCAACGGCGACCTGACCGCATAAAAGCGCATAACCTTTGACTGGTTTGCGCTCAATGAGTTTGCAGCCTGTGGCGTTAAAACGATCAGGCGGAAACTCGCCTTGTGGCAGTTGGTTTAGTCCGCCTATGGATAACTGCCAATGGCCGCTGTACCCGTTTTCTTTGCTGCTTACGCGATCAAAATATCCCCACTCCGCAACGATGGTTGGGCATTTGTTCAGCGCTGCTATCGCTTGGTGTTCATAGCGCCAGCCTCGCTGAATGTAAACGTCGGGCGCAACGGCGACTATCTCATGCCCAAGTTCCTGCGCTGCTCGGGCTAACTCGGACATAAAAGGCTGCTGCGTACAGGATAACTTGATGCGCATTATTCAGGTTCTGGCTCTGGTTCAGGCGCTGGCCGGCTTTTTCGGCTTTTTCGCCTTTGCTGCAGATACCAAGCCTTGTACTCCTGGCTGGTCTTGTCCGCGTATTTCTTCGTTGGCTGGCTCATTGCTTTGTACCTCGCGTATGCGGTTGCCTTGTGCGTCAAACTGCGGGTAGTTCACTAAAAGCTGTTTGATGTCTGACATAGTATAAACCTCTTAATAAAAAAGCGCCTTTGATATTATCGCTGGCGCTTTTGTGATTGTCGCGCACTAACGTAAGTGCTTTATTTCTATCTTAGTTTGTAATTAAGAATGAAATTGGCACGTTTTTACGCTCGACCACACGCTCCCAGCTTGCCGCAAGCGCTAACTCTGCGGTGCTGAATGAGTTACCAGCAGGTACGGCGGTAGAGCCCGCGCCACTGGTTTTTTGCTTGTAGCCGAATGGGTGAAGCACCCAAGTTTTACGAGTCCACAGGGTTTCGACGCCGCCGCCATTGCCTTGATCTTCTTCGCGCTGAACTGCAACCGGAACTTCTGGGGATCCCTCGCCGTATCCGAATGCGCCGGCACCAAAAATAATACTGGTGTATTTGGTGTCGTTCGAGCCGTTAAGGTCAACCGGCAAGCCGTCATCAACAATAACGCGATGGCCCAAGAAAGTCGGAATGGTCATTTGACCTTGGCTGTCTGGGATAAAGTCGATATCGTCGTTGTCAACCATGCGCTTGTAAACAACCGAGTGAACAGCGATTGCTGATAACTCGTTGTAAGCATCACCTAAGGTAAACGCTGCGCTGGTGAAGTTTGAACGGGTGAATACGCTGGCGGTGGTTGCGGTGTTCAGTGCCGCGTTATAAACCATGTCGCTTGACTCTGACGCTACGTTGCGAGCCAACACGCCGTTAGCGGTTTGGATCAAACGACGCTGCCATTGGCGAGCCCAGTAAACGTCCACGCGCTGGCGGATGCGATCTAAGGCCTTTGGCCCTAACGCCAGTTCAGACGCTAAATCAGAAGCTGACCAGCCCTTGTTCAGGAATGCCTTGTATGTTGCCTGTTCACCCTGCACGATTTTATCGGCTGCTGCCAATGATGTAGGATCATCATTTGACAGGTTTGGTGCGCTGGTAGCGTCAAGGTCTTTCCAAAACGGCAGCTCGGCTAATTTGCCTGGCTGGCTTGCGATGGCATCCAATAAACCATTGCGGGTAACGACGCCAGATTGGAAAAACGCGGTTTTTTCAGGACCGTCAACAGCTGGCAGGTCTTGAAATACTGTGACATCAATGATGTCGGATAAACGAGTAGTGGCCATGAGATTAACTCCTTAAGTGCCGTAAAATTCAGATTTCAAACGATTATACTCGGCTGGATTTGCTTTGAGCAATGCTGACAATTCCGAGCCAGTCATCTCGCCGAAGCTCTTTTTCGCGGCACTGCCACTACCAGAGCCGTTTGCGCTTCCACCGCCTTTGGTGGTCACGTCGGCTTTAATCAATCGGGCAAATCGCGCCTCTTTCTTAATGCGGTCAATAAACCCTGCTTTATCCCCGCTAATGGCACTGCCATTCTCGTCATGGAATACTTCTGCGCCGGTGCTTGGGTCGATCTCAATGCGGCTGGCGATTAACATCGCAATAACTTCACCGCTTGGACTGTCGACGCCTAGTTCTGCACCAATCTGTGCCGCCAAGGATTTCGAGCGCTCTTTAGCTCGCTCCTGCGCAACCTCAGCAAGTACCGCTTTTCGCGTTTCCGCTTCTGTGGTCTTGCGTAAATCTTCCATCTGCTGTTGATAGCGCTTTTCAATCGTATCAACATCACCCTTTGTTCGCGCTGTTTCGAGCGCTTCTTTTCGGGCTTGATCGATGCGGTCTTGCTCGCCTTTTTTGAACTCGTCGAGTTCGCTGCGGAACTTATCAAGCTCGGCATCTTTTGCTTTTGCTTTTCGGTCCAGCTCATCAGCAGTTGCTTTCACTTTGGCGAAGCCGCCGTGAACATACCCACCGTCTTGTTCAACATAGTCACCTTTCAAAAAATCAGGTAACTGTTCATACTGCTCTTGCGTTAGCTTTGACATTTGGCACGGCCTCTGTCGTTGGGTTGGTTAAATTCGCCAGTACGACTGGCGAGATAGGTTAAATGTTAGTCAGTCTATAAGCCGCTGTCAAGCGGCTGTAGGTTTAAACGTGGCGCCTGGTTGTCTAGTTCGACTTTCATGGCTTCAATTTCTGCCATAAGCCAGCCGCCGTTTTTCACTTGACGCATAAATTCATCTTCGCTGATTCGCCCTTTGTCGGTCATTTCCATTAATGCGCGGACTTCCTCGACGCTTAGTTTTGGCTTGGCAAAGTCACGAGGCAGCTCAACGATGATGTCGTCCATATCATCTTCAACCATGTCTGGTGCAACGACACCCTCGAACATTGCGCAGTAACTAATGATCCGCCGCCACGCGTTCTCGGCCGACGCGGCCAATGTCTGCAATAACGCATTCTGTTCGCTTGCGACCAGGCTTGCTTCGGTGGCGGTCATGCTTACGTCTGCCGACTCGTTAAACCCGCCCAGCTTGGCTATGCGTTTCTGCGCTTGCTCAAAGTACCACTGAAAATCGCTCATTTCGTTGTTGGCCGAGATGTATTCTGCGCTGACGTTTTCAGGTACGTTATTGACCGCGCCGCCACCAATAGCGAAGAAGTCGCGGCCGTTCATTTTTTTGAATAAATCAAAGCCGGCGTCGTCCCAGCCTTTGGTTAGTAGCGTTGGGCTGGTGGCTTTTTGTGTTTCTTTGTAAACGGCGCTCACTCGGTATGCGTGTAAGCTGGCTTCGCAAATAGGATATAAAAATCCTAGATCAATTGGCAAAGCGCCCGATGGCATCGGCTCGTTCTGCCACAAATTGAATTGGTAACCATTTCAATCTTTGCCCAGCAACTTCGACGTACATGCGTTCACCCTCAAGGGTGTCAGAACCGTATACTTTCTTTTGCTGGTAATAGTCGCCGTTTTCGTCAAGCGCTAGGATTAAGTATGATTCTAACGGCTTATGCGCGCCGGTGCCTGGGTCAAAATTGGTTCCCAGCTCACGCAGTTCTATATAGCTTAGCTGCATGCGCCCGTTGGTTCTGCTGAAATGCCAGTTAATGATGCTGTCACGGCTGTATTGCTTAATATTTGCGCGTGGATTTAGCGTGTTAATGTCAGCAATCGTGACAGCGTCAAGTTCAACGTCAGAAAGGCCCCGGTAGTCAGCAACCAAAACATGAAACTTCATCGCCATCGCTTCGGCTAGGCTGTGAGTGATGCCGTCGATCATGCTCATGCCGTCGCCGTCAACGTCCTGCTTAAGGTATGCAAGCCGGTCTGGTACATTAATTGTGCTGTCGTCAAGCCGCATTTTGCCGATGAGTGTTCGCTTGGTCTTTTCAGCGTCATTGGTGTACTCAGCGCCAGCCAGATACTCAAGGTATCTTGCAACCGCTGATTTTGAGTTAGTATCCGCCTGTGATGGGTGCGGTAATAACCAATAGGTTTCACGTTTGACGGCTTGCGAGCCAAGCATACAAACGCGCACCTTTTTTAGCTCTTGGGCTACGAGGTCGTAATCTGGGTGCGTTTTTGCTGTAGTGACGCTGCGCTCAACAAATGATGCCATAGCCGTGTTCCTGTGGATGTTGATTGGTTAAGTATAACATGCTTTTACCCACCGGCAACATCACGCCATATTTTCGGATCGATCACGTCGCGCAGCTCGGCGAGTGTAAGCGGCTTGCCTGCCATATCGACAAAGCGAGAAAGATCCAAGTCGCCGCGCAGGAATAATTCTGCGCGAGTCGTTCCTAGCGCTTCCTCGACAAACCACTTGGGCTGTCGGCGCAGCCAGTTCTCGTGCGACGTCTGCGCTCGAACTTGACCCGGATCAAATGTGCCGTCTGTGTTGCCGCCCACTGCAGCGCGGGTACCTTGGAGTTCTGCACCGCGTGGTAAAACGCCATAAGTCGAACGGCAGTTAAAATGTCGCGGTAAGCTGGGCCGATCTTGGTCGCGTCGGTACTTGGTTCCGTCAAGCGCCCTGCATCCAAGCGTGGTCCTGCTGTCTAGTGTGGCAATATAAACATACTCCAGCTCGATCTCTTGTGCTTCAATCATGGCTGCCCGCGCTGCGTTGGCATAATGGCTATAACCTGTCCGCGCCAGCGCTTCCGCACCTGTCTGGGTGCGTTCGAACGTGTCACGCAGGCGCCGTGATAAGACGCCTATAGTTTCGCCTCGTGCGTAGCCGGTGCGGATCGCGTCGTTGATGTCGCGGATGACGCTATCGGTGCTACCCTTAACAAACTGAGCCCATGTGCCGGTCTGGGTGCGCTGTCCGCTTTCTAGGCTCATAAGAGCTTGCTGAACGAATGACTGTATCTGCGCTTCTGCCGGGGTAATAATCGTCGCTGTGGTCGCCGAAGCCACCAGGTTGGCGGTAAACTGCGCCTCGTAGGCTGCAAAATCATTGAGTGATGCGTTGGTGCCGGCCCACAGGTTTTGGCGCGCTACCGCTGCGCTGATGGCGTTCTCAATCGCGGTGAGCTGTGCTGGTGTCTGCGGCAACCCACGCAAACGGATAATGTCGCGCACCTCGCGGTAAAGTGCTTCAAGTTTCGGGTTCACCTCTTCGCGCATCGAGCGTGACGCTAGGCGCTGAATCAGTAACTCGTGCTGTAGCCATTGGTCGATGTTCATTATCCGAACCTTGGTGCTTGGGCCATGGGTTTCCTCACTGGCATCTCGAATGCGATCGGGTAGCCTGTGGCGTCGTTTTGGTGATCGTTTCCGCTTTGCTTATCTGGCTCGCCGTTTTTGTCGAACGCTTGTTGTTCTAAGCAGTTTGCAACATCCGGGCATGCGCGGTCGTTAACCCATAGCAAACCATCTGCAAACGCTTTATTAACCGCCATCACCCGATCTTTAACCGGTGGGTTTTTTGCTGGCGCTTTAATTATAAACCCCGCCGAGCGTAAAAGCGAAATATCCGACACTGATGCGTTGACTGTTTTTCGGCTTCCGCCCGATGCGTCAGGATAAATGGTTATTTTATGCCCATTGTACCGCTCCAAGAGTGTATCAATAAGCGCTGGCGTGTCGTAAATGCCGGATAACTGCTCGACGGCATGCCAGCCGTTTGGTCGCTTGACGTAAATCGTTGACGCCATCTGACTGACGTTGAAATCCTGGCCAATAAATAACGGCTCTCTGTCGCGTATGGTTTCGTTTGATCGGTTGCGGTCGCGATTGTAAGAATTGTAAACCGTGCCGCTGGTCAGGTTGACGAACTGGCCCTCGATGTAAGCGTTGGCGTGTTCCGTGCTGTAAGTTGCCCGTAGTGAGTCGATGTAGTCTGGCGGCAGGAATGGGTTTGAGTAGCTGGTAGCCTGGATCATGCCGTACTCTGGCGTCTTGTTCAGCACCCAGCGCCAGTGAGCAAATCTAAAGCCCTCTGGCGTAGTGTACGCGCTCACCTGGTTTAACGGCGCTTTAACGTTTGCCGGGCGCTGCCGGTTACGGCCCAGCACCTTGTTCCATACCTCTTTGGCGTGTTCAAACTTAAGTGTATCTAGCTCATCTAAATGCGATCGGTATGTTTCGTAACCAACTATGCGCTCTGGGTTGTCCATCGTGCGCAGAATAATATCACCCCAGCTTGGTGCTGACGTGTAAATGACGTTTTCAGACTTGTTGTAATTGTATCGCACCCCGTTGTCTATTAGCTTAGCTTCAATGCGCGGCGCGGTGATTAAGCGCACCAGGTCGTAGGTTGGCGCGTAGGCCCCGATAAGGATCGAGGCTGACTGGCAGGCGTCCATCATGATTGCGTTGGCCATAGCTTCCGATTTACCTGCGCCGTACCCGGCACAAAATAGCCGGTATCGGTTCTGCATGGTTAAGAAGTCGGCTTGCGGCTTAGTCGCCTTTATGTTCAGGCGCACCGATAACCTCAATGGTGACGTGTTCGACTGGTGTGGCGTTGTGGTGTTCGATTTCGTGACGCTCTTTCCACCCTGCCTGCGTTTTCATCCAAAAGATCATAGCTGCAGTATCGCCTGCTCTCGCTTTGTTGAATAATACGCCACCAATGGTTGCATTAGCTTTGGCTTTGGAGTGATCAAGCTCGGCGCGGTAGTGCTTGCGCAGTGTTTTGTCGTCGATCTCAAGGATGTCAGCAATAGTAGCCTGGTCAGTACCCACCATTGCATGAAGTTTGACCATTTCGCGGGTTGTGTTGGTTGGCTCATGTTGTTTGCCTTGGCTCATATTGTGTACCACTCTTTTTGCCCAGACGAGTTAACCTCGAACCTGACAAGCTCAAGGTCTTTTAGCTCGTTTAGAATAACATTGAACGTCGGGCTTGGCCAAACCGAGCCCGGCCGCTCTTTAATTAAATCAATGACTGATTGCTGGCTCGGTGAGATAGTCGTCTTGGAGGTAAAACCATCCGTCGATTTCGTAGCAGATGCCTTTTCTTTCCATTTCGAGCAAGCAATTTTTTCCATTTTCGCCAGCGGTGAAGCCATTAGGATTTTCCCTCATTAGATAAATGGTCGCCAACTCGAATGCGTTTAAGTTCGTCATACGTTTCTCC